GACATTTTAACGCACGCAAAAAAGAATAAAAATAAAGTCAAGGCATTTCAAAAAGTTGCGGAAAATGAAGAAATTATCGCCTCAAATTATGAAATTATGCAACTATATACAAGCACCATATCCTCCCAAGGAGTCCGCAAACTTAAGTATGCGATTGAAAATGACGGGGTCAATCTCAATCGCACAAAAATTAGGACAATGCTCCTCAAGGATGGGATTGGTACTTTAAATATCGACGAGCTTATGTTGATGCTCCGTTCTCACATAAAATAAGTGAGAGCGACTCTTCACATTTTGGTGAAGTGAGTTATAGTAAGGAACAAGGAAAACAAATGCCCGAACAACAACATGACACATTTAGCAAGTTCGGCAAATCCTTCCAAGAAAAACTAGTAAAGACCATTCTCTTTGACCGCAACTTTGCGAATCAAATGGAAGAGGTCTTGGACACCAGCTATCTGGAGCTTAAATATCTTCAGGTATTTGTTGACCTTTTGTTCCAACATAAGCAAAGCTACCCCCATCCAACTTATGAGGCGATGGTTTCTGTTGTGCGAACGCAGACGGAAGACTACTCTGACAGCATCATCAAGCAGGTCATTGACTTTATGGCTCGGCTTAAGAGCAACGCCATCGGCAACGGTGATGATGAATATGTCAAGGAGAAGTCGCTTGACTTTTGCAAGAAGCAGAAACTCAAGGAAGCAATCCTAAAATCAGTAGACCTTCTCCAGTCTCAGAGTTTTGACGAGATACAAAAAGTTATCAACGAAGCCATGAACCTCGGGGCCGACAACGAACACGGGCACGACTACCACAAAGACGTAGCCGACCGCTTTGAAATGAAAATGCGCAACCCCATCTCTACCCACTGGGACGAGATTGACAGTATCACTAAGGGCGGACTTGGCAAGCGAGAGCTTGGCGTTGTTGTTGCTCCAACAGGTGCGGGCAAGTCAATGGCTCTTGTTCACCTGGGGGCGATGGCAGTCGTGAAGGGCAAGACAGTTGTTCACTATACTTTGGAATTAGCCGACACTGTTGTGGGGCAACGTTATGACTCATGTATCACGGGCATCCCCCTCCAGAATCTTATGGGTATGAAAGATTCCATTATAGAAGTTGTAAAACATATTCCGGGGCAACTAGTTATCAAAGAGTATCCCACGAAGTCAGCCTCCACAAGAACCATTTCCGGACACCTTGAGAAGTTGAAACAGAAAGGTGTAGATGTGGACATGGTTATTGTAGATTACGCTGACTTACTTCGCCCCACTGCCACAGGCTTCAAATCTCAGGAACTTCGCCACAGCCTAGGAAACATCTACGAAGAACTCCGAGCCATCGGCCAAGTCTGGGATATTCCCGTGTGGACAGCATCCCAAACCAACCGCAGCGGATTGAACGCAGAAGTTATTACGATGGAAGCCATCAGCGAAGCCTTTAATAAATGCTTCGTCGCTGACTTTATCTGCACAATCTCCCGCACGGTTGAGGATAAGACTGAGAACAGAGGGCGTATGTTTGTGGCTAAAAACCGTAACGGCATTGACGGTATCGTCTACCCTATGGAGTTTGATACTTCCAAGGTTCACCTCAAGGTGTTGCCACCCGACGAACACTCCACGATTGATGCTGTGGTAACCAAAACCAAACAAGAACAGGAAGAACATCTTCGCCAAAAATATAAAGAGTTTAAGGCGGAGCGTAAAAAAAAACAAGTGAGTCTTAAAGAAGGGTTACAAAATTTAAAACAAAACTTAGAACAAGAACGGGAGAGAGAAGCATCATGAACGACAACGACCTATCAACCCAGATCCTATCCGATATTACGGTGTATATGAAGTACGCTCGCTATCTCCCCAAGAAAAACAGGAGAGAAAGCTGGGATGAGTTGGTCACTCGCAACATGAAGATGCACATGAAAAAGTATCCGCAACTCAAGACTGAGATTAAGGATATTTATACTCTTGTTTATAATAAAAAAGTTCTTCCTTCGATGCGCTCCATGCAGTTCGCAGGGAAACCTATTGAAATTTCACCCAACCGAGTATTCAACTGTGCTTATGCTCCTGTTGATGACTGGCGCATATTCGGGGAGATTATGTTTCTGTTACTCGGCGGCACAGGTGTAGGATATTCGGTTCAGAAGCACCACGTTGAGGAGCTTCCCGAGATTAGAAAACCCAACCAAGAACGAACCCGGAGGTATTTAGTAAATGATAGTATTGAAGGATGGGCCGACGCTGTTAAGTATCTTGTCCGCAGCTACTTCTTTGGCGGCTCTCGGCTACGATTTGATTTTAGTGATATTCGTCCAAAGGGCGCTCGCCTGGTAACATCGGGAGGAAAAGCTCCCGGCTCCCAGCCGCTGCGTGAATGTTTAGTAAAGGTCGAAGGCGTCCTTGCGCAGAAGAACGATGGCGATAAGTTGGCTCCCATCGAGGTTCATGATATTGTTTGCCATATTGCGGATGCAGTTTTGGCAGGTGGTATAAGGCGTGCTGCACTCATATCATTATTTTCTGCTTGTGATAATGAAATGATTTCTTGTAAGTCTGGACGATGGTGGGAGACCAACCCACAACGAGGACGAGCCAACAACTCTGCTGTACTTTTGCGGCACAGAATAACAAAAGAATTCTTCTTAGACATATGGAAACGAGTCGAAGCTTCCAACGCTGGCGAACCGGGAATCTACCTCTCAAACGACAAGGACTGGGGAACCAACCCTTGCTGTGAGATTGGCCTTCGCCCCTTCCAGTTCTGCAACCTTACTGAAGTTAACGTCAGCAACATCATCGATCAGCGTGACCTCGAACAGCGGGTAAGGGCTGCGGCTTTCATCGGCACGCTTCAAGCCGGCTACACAGACTTTCATTACCTTCGCAACATCTGGCAGAGGAACACGGAGAAGGATGCTCTTGTCGGCGTCTCTATGACCGGGATCGCTTCGGGAAGAGTGCTCCAAGATGACATAGATTTGACGGCTGCCGCTAAGGCAGTCAAGGAAGAAAATGCCCGTGTAGCAGATGCCATCGGCATCAACCACGCTGCCCGAACAACCTGCGTAAAACCCGCAGGAACTACGAGTTTGACCCTGGGAACTTCCAGTGGCATCCACGCCTGGCACAATGATTATTATGTACGCCGAATCAGAGTTGGCAAAAATGAGCCAATTTATTGGCACCTAGCAATTCACCACCCTGAACTGGTGGAAGACGAGTTCTTTCGACCTCACGACACGGCAGTTATTTCTGTCCCTCAGAAAGCTCCCAAAGGGGCCATCCTCCGTACAGAATCTGCCTTCCAGCTTTTGCGGAGAGTAAGGAAAATTACACGAGAATGGGTTAACCCAGGCAAACGTTCAGGGCAGAACGGACACAACGTTTCCGCCACCATCTCACTCCACGAGAACGAATGGGTTGATGCCGGGGAATGGATGTGGGAGAATCGCCACCACTACAATGGTCTGAGTGTCCTCCCCCAGAATGGCGGTACTTACCAGCAAGCACCCTTTGAAGATTGTTCAGAGGAAAAATATACCGTAATGATGGAAAAACTAGCTTCCATAGATCTCACCAAGATTGTGGAAGAGGATGACAACACTGACCTCAAGGGTGAGGCAGCCTGTGCCGGCGGAGCTTGCGAAATTACTTGACGCAACAACAAAAATAGAGTAATATATAAAGAACGAAAGGAGAGTTCCCAATGTCTACTCTAAATTTTATTATGCCCCAAAATTTAAAAGAAGGTTTTTGTGAGCGGGAAGAAAAGAAACATAAGAACAAACACACTTGGCTCCCTTCGGGACAAACCCGAGCAATTTTCAAAGACCAAGTGGCCATCGAGTGCTATTGTAAGCATTGCAGTATGCGGGAATGGACCCAGACTTCTCGCTTCGAATTTGAAATGCTGCAAGACTATTGGAAGGAACTAAGATGAAACCCCTAAACCGCAGACTACTTATAGAAGCTCAAGAGGAGGAACCACAACAGGGAACCTTCTTCGTTCCGGTGGAGGATAAGGTCGAGGAATTTTTAACAGCTACGGTTCTGGCCTGTGCTGAAGATTGCTCCATCGACCTTACCGGGAAGACGGTTGTCATCCACTCCTTCGGAACAGAAGAGGTAACAGTCAAAGGAAAGAAATATACTTTCATTGGCGAGAACCACCTGATCTGTGTAGAATAATATAATGAAACAAATTTTGAACGAGTGGAAAAAGTTTTTGAACGAGTCTGGATTCAACAGAATCAAAAATATTCTCCAAGGCAAAGTAGCCTCGGTGGATACCGTAGGGTTCATGACGGGGTGGAATCCCCAAGCTCAACAACTTGCTCGGAAAGAAAACCGAGACCTCAACAAAGAGTTGATGGCTTGGATGCGTGAGCGTGGCCATGGACCTATCCGCATCCGTGGGAAGTTTGGAAACAAAGAACGCTCTATGATTATTCCCAACATTACCCGAGAGGACATGGTGGAGGCTGGATTATATTTTGACCAAGAGTCAGTTATCTGGGGAGCAAAGACAGGCGAGGACAAATTCATTTTTGAATATATTGAGGGCAACGAAACCAAGCAGCGTCGTGATGTTGTTTTATTTGACGACGAGGTTCAAGCCCGTGAGGATTTCTATTCCCAAGAACGACAGTCAGCCGGACGCAAATTTTATATCCCCTTCTTTGACGACCAGTACGACATGGAGGAGGGGCATGAGTACGACTATGACCTCCCGAATCTCACCGAACAACAAAGAGAGCAACACAAGGATTTAATCAAAGAGATTAACGATAGAGTTGGACACACCCTGGACACCAACCGCACTCCCAAGTCACGCTGGCATCACCGCCAAATCCTACGACTCAAGCTTCGGGAACTTAAAAAGAGTCTATGAAAAAGCTCCTCCACGATTTTAAAAAGTTTCTCGCTGAAGCACAGATGAGTGATTACGATAGCGGGGGCTCCTTTACGTTGTATCATTATGCTCCCACGGATGAAGAAGAGATCGTGGTAGATCCCAAATACTTTGCCGACAAGGCTAAAAGAAGTTCGTTTAGTATGAGAGAATATGAAACAAGCACCGTACCGAGAACCTTTTGGTATGTGGACTTAGGACAGAGAGAGATGCAAGTGTCGTCGGGTCGCAATCTTTACCAAGCAAGTATTCCCGCTAATCGTATTTATGATTTTCGCAACGACCCCGAGGGTCACAAGGAGATGCATCGCCATGCTGTCTATGGGCTGCGCAAAGGGATCGAGTGGGACGAGATGCTAGAGCACATCCGAGAAAGTTATGACGGCATTTTTTATTCGCTGTCCGGCTTTGATGTTGTATCTCTTTTCGTTCCTTATAGTGCCACGAGAGTATCCAAAGACGAACAAGCCCAACTAGAGGGCGACGAAAGAAAGGAGTGAAATGCATTACGATATGAGCACAAAGACACTAAACATAGGGTCGTTTGTGATGAATTTTCATCACCAACTTCTAAGACTCGGTATCATTACCAGCAAGCGTGTCGATGACCAAGGCTGGACTCAGTTTGAGGTAGACTTTTTTGAAGACAGCATTTACGAAACAAATGTAGCTTGGAACAATCAGATGCGCCCCGGCAGTGATAACAGGAAGTATGAATATCGTGCCGACCAGATTAAACCAATAGATCCTGAATGGTTGCAAAACGTTATGGAATCTTACGGGAGATACAAAGATGAGCGAAGAATCGAAATCGGTTGAAGAGGTTGTTGAAGAACAGGAGGCAGAACTTGAGGCCCTAAAGCCCAAGCCGCCTGCCCACCTTGCCCCGCAAGGGATACGCACGTTTACTGTTTGCCGGCGCTCCGACGAGACGGGAGTGAGCGGTGATGGAATTGTTATTGAGGGCATTGAGCTTGCAACTGGTCAAGCCGTGGTCCATTGGTTGTGGCCACGACCTCGTGGCTCAATCGCTGTGTTTGATTCATTTTCGGACTTTGTCAAGGTCCACATTGCGCCCCACCCAAAAAATGGCACCATCATCACCTTTGAGGATGGAGAACAGCAACACTATGGAATGCCGGAATCCGAAACGAAGAAAGACGAAGAATAAATTTTGTTGACTACTTATCAATAATTGGAGTTCCCCGTCACGGCGGGTGGCGAGCGGGGAGAGGGTGCCCCGCTCATTTTTTACTTGAAATTTTTTCATTTTCGTGTATAATAGAAGCATACCAAAATAAGAAAGGTTGCTAATGTCTAAACGGATTGTAAGCAAGATCCCATTCGTGGGATTACATGCTCACTCAGGACTCTCGCCCTTTGACGGACTGGGAATGCCTGGCGAACACATGGACTTCGCCTACGAGAACGGCATGAATGCCCACGCTCTCACCGACCATGGTCATATGAACGGCTTGTCATTTCAGGTGGAACACTTGAAGAAAATGAGGGAAGACGGTAAAGAGTTCAAGGCAATCTACGGATGCGAATCCTACTTCATCAAGTCCCACCGTAAGTGGCGCACGATGTATGAGGAACACAAGGCTAATACTAAGACTAAGCGCCAGAAAAAAGAAGAGTACGGGATGGTCGTTGAGGACGAGGACCGTGGGAAAAAGCGCAACCCACTGAACAAGCGCCATCATCTTGTGATGATTGCCCAGAACCAGACAGGTCTAAACAATCTTTTCCAGTTGATCTCCAACAGCTATCAGCCTGAGAACTTTTATCGCTATCCTCGTATGGATTTTGAGATGCTAGACAAATACAACGAGGGGCTAATCATTAGTAGCGCCTGTATGTCTGGACCCCTCTTTGAGGACTTTTGGCGAAACAAAGATAAGAGCCCCGACCACGTCGTAGAGGCGATGAAAAACACAATTGCCCAATTCAGAGAGATCTTCGGCGACCGCTTTTACGGCGAGGTTCAATGGAACGCTGTCCCTGATCAGCATCTTGGGAACAACCTCATCATTCAAGCTTGCATGGAGATGGGGGTTGAGGTCATCAGCACAGCCGATAGCCACTACCCACGCCCAGAACTTTGGAAAGACCGAGAGATGTATAAGCGCATCGGCTGGGGAGGCAAGGTTCCAGACTGGGCGGAGGGAGATAATGGATTGCCGGCTTCAGTAGAAGAAGTAGGGATGGAACTCTACCCTAAGAACGGCGACCAAATGTGGGAGAGTTATAAAAAGTACTCTGCCAAACACAACACTGAATACGATGACACGGCCATCCGTGACAGCATTGAGCGCACCCATCACATCGCTTACGACCGAGTAGAAGACTTTCTCCCCGCCAGCGAAGTACGCCTCCCAGAGTTCGTCGTGCCCGAAGGCAAGACAGCCATCCAAGCTCTGACCCAAGACGCTTTGGCGGGAATGAAAGAAAAGAATATCACAGACCCAGAGTATGTGGACCGTCTTAAGTATGAACTGAACATTATCAAAGACCGAGGGTTCGCCCAATACTTCCTGACGATGAAAGCCATCAGTGATAAAGCCCAAGAGAAAATGCTCGTGGGTCTTGGACGAGGGTCAGCCGCAGGCTCACTCCTTTCATATGTTCTAGACATTACCCAGATTGACCCCATCAAATACGACCTACAGTTTGAGAGGTTCTTGACCAAGGGAGGCAAAGGCTATCCAGACATTGACTTTGATGTTGAGGAGCCGATGGTTCTGAAGGAGCAACTAGCAGAAGATTGGGGGAAGACGACAGTCGTCCCTATCAGCAACTTCAACACGCTCCAACTCCGCTCTCTCATCAAAGACATTGGCAAGTTTTATGACATTCCGTTTATGGAAGTCAACAAGGTCACGGGCGTCATGATGAGCGAAGCCACACCCCTAGCCAAGAAAGCCAGAGGGCAAACCGCTGGCG